GTTGGACGACACCTGCCCCTCTTTTTTACGAGGGGAAAAGAAGGTTTTGACCAAAACAGCAAACGGGGGAACTCCAACACTCGGCCATGACGCGTAAACTCAGCAACCTCGAGATCGGCACGGCGTTGAACATCACTCCGCAGCGCGTGAGCGTGCTCAAACGCGAAGGCCTACCGACCGACAGCATCGAGGCCGCCCTGGCTTGGCGAGCCGCTCGCGAGGAGCAGCGCAAGGCCAAGGCGCCGAAGGCCGCGCCGGCGCAGCTCGACGACGGAACGCTCTCCGACACGATCGCGGAACACCGGGCGCTCGTCGGTCGGGCCCGCGGCGTCTGGCTTGCGTCGATGGAGGGAGGCGACCCGAACCAGGGGAAGTATCAAACCGCATACAACCAGAGCCTGAAGACGCTCGTGGCCCTCGAGGAGGAGCAAGAGCGCCGGCTCATCCTGGCTAAAGACTACATCGCCGCGAAGGAAGCGACGGAGGCCATGCGTCAGCTGATGGGCGAGGTCGTCAACCGCCTCGACAAGCTGGCCCTCGACGTGGCCGAAGGGTGCAACCCCGAGAACCCGGCGAAGGCCGTGAAGGCGCTCGAGACTTGGGTGCGCAAGACGAAGGCCGACCTCTCCGCCAATGACGAAGCGTAAGCGCAAGCCCAGGCGCAAGCCGATGCCGAAGCCGTCGCGTCCGTTCAAGCGCAAGCCGAGGAAGTGGTCGGAACTTTCCGACGAGCTGTATCGTCTGCTCAAGGAGGCAGGGCTCTATGAATAAGACCGACCTTCTCCGCGTAGGCCGTGACGTGCTCAAGCCGTCCGACTCCGGCGACGTGGTCGAGTGGCTCGAGGAGAACGTGCTCGCCATCCCTGACTCGCCGATGCCCGGGCCGTTCCGATCGGAGCGCACGCCGTGGATCGCGGAGGCCTTGCGCATCGCCGCCGACCCCGAGACGCGGATGCTCACCGTCCTCGCCAGCATCCAGTCTGGCAAGTCCCTCTTCGCCCGCCTATTCACCTGTCACATCATCGCCAACGCCCCAGGCCCGACCGCGGTATTCCAAAGCACGGATGCGGAATCTAAGGACTTCGCCCTTCGCTACATGCGGCCCGTCTGGAACAACTGCCCGCCGGTGAAGGCCCGCATCTCGGTCGACGACATGGATCGCTCGACGACTACTGACTTCGACCGCATGACGCTCTACTGTCGCGGCCTGTGGAACGAGTCCAACCTTCAACGGCTGTCCCTGCGTTATACCATCGCCGACGAGTGCTGGATGGCACCGCCCGGGCACCTTGCCGAACTGAGCGCACGCGTGACTGCGTTCGGCTGGATGGGCAAACGCATCTTCATGTCCCAGGGCGGACGGGCTGGGCAGGAGTTCCATCAGCTGCACGAGTCCACCGATCAACGCGACTGGAACTTCCGTTGCCCCAAATGCGACACGCTCCAGCCATGGGTCTGGGAACAGGTCAGGTTCCCGGACGAGGCAAAGCAGACCGGCACATGGGATTTGCAGAAGGTCAGCACCGGCACGACTTACGAATGCGCCGGCTGTCAGGAGCGACTGCCCGACAACAACGCCACACGCCTCGAGGCGAACCGACGCGGCGCCTTTGTCGCGACGGCATCGGCCGCTAACTCCGGGCATATCGGCCTACATTGGAACAGCCTTGCGACGATGAGCTGGGGCGAACTGGCCGTGATGATGATCAAGGCGAAGGAGGCCGCTGACATCTACGGCGACGAAGACGGTCGCCGCCAATTCAAGCAGAAGAGGCTCGCCCTCAGCTGGGCGGAAGAGGGCGGGGAGATCGTGAACATCGCCCAGGCTGCGAACTACAACATGACCGACGACTGGGAAGGGGAGTCAGTCATCACGCCGAAGGGCAGGGTCGTCGACCGCGAGGGAGCGCCCGAAGGCTCCTTCCCTTTCCGCACGGCCGGCATCGACGTCCAACGTGGGTTCTTCTATTGTGCCATCCGCCGGTGGAATCGCACCGGGCACAGCCGCCTCAAGGCCTTCGCGAAGATTGACACATGGAACGACCTCGAGGCCTTCGTCAAAAAGCACGGCGTGCATCAGGCCATGGTCATGGTCGACTCGGGTGACCAGGCTACGGACGTATATCGGCAGACCGCGGCCCGTGGCTGGAAATGTGCGAAGGGCTCAGGCAACGAAGACTTCTCGGTCACGACTAAGGACGGGAAGACCACCCGCCGATTCTACTCCGACAAACAGGCCATCATGGTGCCCGGACTTCAGGCGCGGGCCGTCCTGATCGTCTGGTCGAACCTCGCCGGCAAAGACCTCCTGCACGGCCTACGCTCTCGGAAAGTATTCACCTACTCCCTCGACGCTGGCCAGGACTACGTCGACCAGATGAACGCCGAAGTCCGCGTGAAGGACAGGCGCACGGGGAAACCTCAGTGGCTCCTGCCTCAGGGCAAGAAGGACAATCACGCTTTCGACTGCGAGCTGCTCGGCCTCCTGGCTGCCGTCCGCTGGGGCATCGTCGGGAAGGAAACAACCGAAACCGACTTGCCTTCCGCGTGAACCCGGGGACACTTCACCTAAGCGGCGGCGCCGATAGTTGCGGGAAGAAGAGCTCGTGGCGTGGATATGGGCGTCGCCGCCCCCTCCGTTGCCAATTACCGCAAGATTAAATGGCACAAGGTATCTTCATCGGCCTGACGGAATGCGAGCTTCTCGACCTCAAGGCGAAGGCCCTTCAGCTCATCATGGACGGAAAGACCCTGATGTCCTACTCAGACTCCGGCTCTTCGGCGACGAAGCAGTTCGCCCTGCCTCCGAAGGAGATGCTTAACGAGGCTATGTTCGCCCTGAGCCGCCTCGACCCGGGCAAGTATGGTCGACGCTCGACGATGGTTTACACCCGATGGGACAACCGTTACGAATAATCTATGGCCCCCCGCAAGAAAGACCAGAAGCCCGCCAAGCCTTCCGCTAGGAAGAAGCCGACGACCGCGCCTCAGGCCGCGTCGAGTGGGGCCACGTTTAATAATCAGTATAGCGGCAACCAGTGGGGCAGCACCGTCCAGACCTACGCCCGCCGCGTCATCTACGCTCCGCAGCCGGACGACATGCGTCGCGACCTCTCGCCCTGGGATCGCAATGAGATGGTCAAGAAGTGCCGATGGGCCGAGCGCGAGTCCCCGCTCTTCCGCCAGATCCTGAATGACATCTGCATCTACGTCGTCGGCGACGGCATCAAGCCGCAGTCCCACGCCGAGAATCCCGAGACCGCTCGCCTTCACGAAGAGTACTTCGCCCGCGAGTCCAAGCGCATCGACGTCTCCGGCAAGTCCTTCTACCAGTGCCAGGGCGTGCTCATGCGCTCGGCCTTCCGAGACGGCGATGCCTTCGGCCTTAAGGTCATCAACGGTGACCGCGCCCAAATTCAAATCGTCGAGGCCCACCGCGTGGGCGACCCTACCGACGCAGACACCCCTGATGATTGCTGGGACGGCATCGGCTTCGGCAAGTATAACGAACCGATTTATTACTCTGTCTATCAAGCCGACGGCTCATCCCGCAAGGTCGAGGCTCAGTCCGTCATGCACATCATGGACACCGAGACCGCTTCAGGCTCTCGCGGCGTCCCGGTGCTTCAGTCCTCGCTCAACAGCATCCAGGACGTGAAGGAAATCCTCGAGCTCGAGCGTCGGGCCGTTAAGGACAACGGCGACGTGACCCGAGTCATCAAGAAGGGCTCTGGCTTCCTCGACGACGACGCGGCCTCCGAGATCTCGTCGAACCATAACTCCGCTGAGATCATCGCAAGCCAGATGGGCGGCAAGGCCATCGTGCTCGAGTCCTCTGACTCTTTCGAGTCCTTCGAGAGCAAGCGCCCGAACTCGACCTTCGTCGGCTTCCTCGCGGCGCTGGAAAAGGACATCTGCTCCGTCCTCCCCTACGAGTTCGTAAAGGACGTCACCGCCGCCGGCGGAGCTGGAGTCCGCCTCGTGACGGCCAAGGCCGCTCGCGTCTTCGGCAAGTATCAGAACATGATCATCGAATCATTCTGCCAGCCGACTTGGGAGTATATCATCGCCGACGGCATCGCCCGGGGCGAGATCCCCGACGACCCCCGCTGGTGGTCTGCCTCTTGGACGACCCCGAAGTCGGTCACCGTCGACGCCGGCCGTGAAGCCGCGAATGACCGGGCCGACATCGAGATGGGCCTGATGTCCATGTCTGAGCTCTACGGCCAGCGCGGCCTCGACTTCCGCTCCGAGATGGAGAAGCGAGCCGCCGACATGGCTCATATTCAGAACCTTGCCCGCCAGTACGGCATCCCGTTCGAGCTGCTCTTCCGCCCGACGAACACCCCGCTCGGCACGGTCGCCCAAGTCGACCAGGCTGAACCGCTCCCCGGAACCAACCTTAACGAAAAGAAATGACCCGCTTCCTATCCCATGCTCTCAAGGGCCGTGAGCCGATGCTCATCGACCCGTCCAAGGCCCAAGACTTCGCGGTCATGGCCGAGAAGTTCGGCTTCTCCGACATGCTCGCGCAGATCTTCGGCGTGGCCCCTGCCCCGTATATCCAGAACGGCGTTGGCGTCATCCCGATCGTCGGCCTGATCTCCAAGGGCGTCAGCCCTCTCGAGCGCATGATGGGCGTGACGGACGTCAATGAAATCTCGGCCACGCTCGACGCGATGGCTGCCGACCCCGCGGTCGAGAAGATTGCCTTTAACATCTCGTCCCCTGGCGGCACGGTCACCGGCGTCGAAGAGCTCGCCAACAAGATCCGCGACGTGGGCAAGCCGACCATGGCCTATACCGATAGCGAGATGGCCTCGGCTGCTTACTGGCTCGGCTCTCAGGCTGACCGCGTCGTCGCCTCCCCCTCGGCCACCGTCGGCAGCGTGGGCGTCTACATGGCCATCCCTGACATGTCCAAGCTCTACGAGTCCCAGGGCGTGCGTATGGTCGTCATCAAGTCCTCTGGCTCCCCGCTCAAGGGCGCCGGCATCGAAGGCACGTCCCTCTCTGACGAGCAGATGGCCGACCTCCAGGCTTCGGTCGACGGCATTCACGAAGACTTCAAGGCCGCCATCCGCGGTAAGCGCAAGATGGTCGCCGACTCCGCCCTCCGTGGTCAGGTCTTCTCGGGTAAGCAAGCCGCCGCCCAGGGCCTAGTCACGGGCTTGGCCGACTCCTTCTCCAAAGCCTTAGCCTCATTCTAAAACCTATGCCCCGCATCTTCACTGACATCGACGACACAATCCTGAAAGACGGCCAGCCCGTCGAGCGCGTCATCGACTACATCGACGAGGCCGCCGAAGAGGTGGTCATCCTGACCAACCGCCCCGAGTCCGACCGCGAGAAGACCGTGGCCGACCTCGCCGCCACTGGCCTCGAGTATCAGGAACTGATTATGAATGACGGCTCCGAAGAGGCTCCGGCCTTCAAGGCCCGCGTCATCAAGGAACGCCTGGACAAGGGCGAGCGCGTCGACCTGTTTATCGACAACCGGGCCGACAGCCGCGAGGCCGTGGCCGCCCTGGGCGTCGAAGTCATGGCCCCCGAGGATGTGCCTGAAGTCGTCGAAGAGTCCGAAGAAGAAGTCGAAGACGAGGTCGAAGAGGCCGTCGTCCCCTCGGCCAAGGTTGCCAATTTCCGCAGGACTAGCATGACCATCGAAGAGCAACTCGTCCAGGCCGCCGCCTCGCTTGCGGGCCTTACCGCTGAACGCGACGACCTCCGCACCACCGTCGAGAAGATGACCGTCGGCGCCTCCGCCGAACTGGAGTCCCTCAAGGTCGAGGCCGCCGC